TACAAGTATCAAAGTCATTCATTACTTTAATTCCTATTGTAAATGTCCAACCACATAAAAGATTGTCAAACCTTTCTTGGAATGGTTCTATTGTAAATTGACCTTCTGTAAAATATAATGGAACATTAATATCATTAACTCCTGCTTGTGATTGTCTTGAGCTATGTCTAAGCATACCAATAAAATCAGTACATATTTCTAATGTCTGATTCCACACTTGTTGTTCGTTGTTCTTGGTGTCTATAAGTTTAGTTAACTGTTCAGCCTGATGTGTTTGCCAATCTTTTTTTTCAGACACTAAATCACAAATAAACAATTGAAAATTATATACTAACTCACTGTCTCCTGTTGTTACTGATGTTGGATTTATGTGAAGCAATGGTAGCTTTTCCATTTTTTCGAGATTAATATCAAATAAATCTCCAACAGATACAGTTGAAATTTGGTCGTGATATTGACCTAATCTACATAATGTATCTACTACGTTATTGTATGTCTTATTGCTTACTGGCATATTTTACTTTATTTTGTGTTTCTAAATCTGTTTCATAACTTAACCATGTAAATGCTTCTAACAGGTTTAATTTTGTTATTTGTTCTAACTTTGATATATCTGCATTACACAATCTATACATTACTCCAAAGTAGCCCCACTTTTCGGCAAAAGACTCTGAGGCAATTGCTTGTTCATTTCCTTCAGCCGTTCCATCAAATATAATGGCAAAATCTCGGACAATTTGGTTACGAAATGATAAAAAAAAACCAGTGCTGATTGCACTTGCTCTGCTGACATTCTTTTCATTATCTCTGTCCTTATGCTTATATCACCATCATAAGCTTCAATTGTATAAACATCATTCTTTTTTTCTACTATTGGTCTATACAATATTGCCATCACTTCTGGTAAATTCTTTTCAATATCTTGCTTTATATATGTTTCTATATCTGACCACTCACCTAATGTAATACTATTCAAATCAGGATGAAAACCATATTTTTCGCCTTCTATTTCAATTACCCTTTTTAAAGAACTATTTTGCTCTTGTTGCATTTCAGCAACTTTACTCATTATTAAAGCCACATCTTTTAATTCCAATTGCTTAATTAAATCTTTTGGAATATTAGATAATTCAGCTATCGTTTCTAATGCCTCACTACTCTTAGTACCTTTATGAAAGTCAACCAATTTTATCCACTTCTCCAGGGTTACATCTTCCCAACTGCTGATTAACTTGAACTCTTTAACTTTGCCCTTCTTTTTAATTTTGACTTTCATACACTAATATAATAGAAATAGTTGTTTTTTAGTTTAAAATTTATATATTTGCATTACATTCATTTTAGTTAGAACCCCTCATTACTTCCATTTTCTTCAAGTGAGGGGTTTTTTTATTGTACATAATACTTACCAAAGTTACCATCAATTTCATAATACATTCTCATTGCTAATGCATCTGAATAGTCAGGTGACCTACCTAAAATAGCTTTTATTGTATCTTTAGGGATTATTTGTAACTTATTATCTTTGTCAGCATCTTTTGTTCTTACTTGCTCACATTCTTCAATAATATGATTCTTAATATTTACATCAGAACAACTTATACCTAATTGCCCTTTATTTATTAAATCTGCTAATTTATAATAACATTGTGTTTTTAAATTTTGATAATTTTCATTTTTTAAAGGTCTTGCATTATTTACAAATCCTTGACATCTTAAATAATCTTTAACACCTCCACCCACTCCATCTTCATCTACTATTATATTTCTTAAACTAACTTGAAATTCTTGTTGTAATTGCTTGACAGCTTCCACAACCTCATTTACAGATGATTTAAGCAATGTTTTAATATTTATAAGGTGTAACCCTTTCCAGACCATTATAACTGTTCTATCACTTCCAAAACGTGCTACATCACAACTTATGTATTTATCTCCATCTATTCCTTGTTGACTAAACATATTTAAAATAGCATCATATTGTATTAGACTATCATTTGTTGCATCATACTCCCAATTACCATAAAGCAGCCTTTGCTTACTAAGTTCATCTAATTCAAATAATTGTTTTTCGTAATGTTTAGATATATATGAATTATCTCCAACCAAACTTTGAATGAATTTCCTGTGAGGTTTTATGGTGTTGTCTTTAGCAGGTCTATAATATTCTGTATATACCCAATTCTTTGCAGGGTTACAAGTCATTAGCATTGTTGGTATTAAATTGTTTTGGTCTAATTTATACCTTAATCTTGAAGCAACTACATTTTTTGCTTTTTCTGTAATTTGATTTGCTTCATCAATAAATGCACCTGTTAGTTCCATTGAACCTAAACTATCAAAGTTTCTATCTGATGGATATAAAAATAAATCTTTTAATATTATTTCAGAACCATTGTAAAATGTTATAATATTACTTGAGCCATTAAATGTATAATCTTCAATTGCTTTTAAATTCCAAGCTGTACAAACTTCAAAAAAAGTATTTAATGTTGTTTTCTTTAATGAATCAAGTTTAGACCTGCCCATTAAATATCTTGTCTTAGGATATTTTAAAGACATTAATATTAAATAGCTTACTCCTACCCATGACTTACCTCCACCTGCTGCACCTCCAAATAATACTTCTTTTGTCTTACTATCAAATAAGTATTTTAAACATTCTTTTTGTGTTCTAGTAAATTCAGGATTAATCTCCAAGATTGATATTTATTTTAATTTTATCATCTCCTGATGTTAAATCTACCTTATTAGTTTCATTCCAACCTAAATGATTTCTTGCTCCATGCAATACTATTGATGGTACTTTGTCTTTTATACATTCAAAATATTTAGACTTTATAAAATCTTTAGATATTAATTCTATATCTTTTACTTTTTCTGCAAATTCTTCATCTTCTTTTAGCCATTTATAATAATTAGTTCTTGATAAATCACATGACTTTAATGCTGTTGTCACTATACCTAGACTGCTCTCTAGTGCTTTGAGCATTCTTTCTTTAGCTATCTTTGTTCTATTTTGTTCCATTTTTTATATATCTAAATGCTGCTGTTATTCTATTTTTTGTACTTGTTTTATTAAACTCAACCATTTTTTGTTTACCTGTATTCCTTCCAAAGAAATAACATTTCCAATCTTTATGTCTTTTTAAAGAAAATATTAAACTTGGTGCTGATGTTGTTATACCAAAGACAAATTTATCATCAGTATATTTATTTGCTATAAAATCTAACAATCTTCCACCAATACCTATGCCTTGATAATCTGGTAATATTACTAATCTATGCACTTTTTTTAAATTAGGTTTTTTATTAGGTAAATGTAATATACTTATAAATCCTGCTATTTGTTCATTTACATAAGCAACATATACTTGTGCTGCATTATTATGACTATGACTCAAATAGTGGTGTTTAGCAAATATTCTCCAGATTGACTTGTCTCTTGTTTTGAATATTTCAAATTTAACTTTAGGTCTATTTTTTTTTTGCCCTTCAAGTATTTGAAAGGTCATACTATCTGTATTAAATACCCAATCGGGTAATAACCAATCTTGTACATCATGATGACATGTTACTGCTATAAATTGTTTGTCTGACTTTCTAATTGCTTTTTGCATAGCATAAGAACCTATTTTAGCTACGTTCCTATCAACTACTGAAGTAAATTCATCAAATACTATCAAATCATCTTCTTTTAATAAAGCATTTGCTAAATCAACCCTCATTTTTTGACCATTAGATAATACTGAATAAGGTTTTAACCAACTTGGAGGGCTACTAAAACCAACGCTATTAAATATTTTAGTTATATCATCTACTGAAGCATTGTCAGGCATGTCATCTAATATTGTTTCAGCTTTATAATTAAAATTGGTTACATAAGCATCTTCAAATAATTCTTTAGCTATTGTTGTTTTACCTGTTCCACTATTACCTACTATCAAACCTATTTGCCAATTATTAGGCATATCTATACTACCTTTAAATTGTTCTTTAATATGTTCAGTTTGTAAATCAAACTTGCCCATAACTGATGCAACTCTAAATGTTTTATTTGGCTTGCTTTCTCTTAAAATGTCAAAATTCGGCATTTGTATCCTTTTTTAGTTAATTCATTAAATACTTGTTCCTGTTCTCTTTCAGATGTTAATTCTATTTCAACTCTATATTCTTCAGATATGTTATCAGATATATCATTGACATCATTATTTTGTTCATCATCTTCATTTTGCCATACATCCAAACCCCATTCAGCAAGTTGTACACTATCCCATTCATTAGCTAATATATCCCATTCCCAATCGCCAAAGTTTACATTGTCTTTAACTACAAATTCATCTTTTTGTTCTTTTGTCCATCCTTCAGCAATGTCAACCCATACTTCCTTAAGCCCTGCATCTTTACTTGCTTTTAATCTCATGTTGCCACCTAGAACCATCATTTCTTCATCAACTATGATTGGTCTTTTTTCTAGCATCTCTGGGAATTCTTGTATTGACTTTACCAACTTCTTAAACTTATCATTTTTAATAATTCTAGGATTATGTGGGTTGCCTTTAATCTTGTATAATTTTACTTGTTGTTTCATACTATATAATAGAAATATTTGTTATTTATTTAGAAGTCTTCATTAATACCTCTTTCTCCAATTAGCTTTTCTTTTGCACTTTTCCAAAGCTTATCTCTTTTCTTGCTTAAACTAGGTTCTGTTCTTTTAAGGTTTGGCATTCCATCTGTTGGTTCTGATTCCATATACAAACCACAACCACATTCAGCTTCTTTTGTTACCCATTTGCCTTCTCGATAAACAATAGTTGCTTTAGGTATTTCTCTTTCTACCTTACCACAAGAACATCTGTATAGTGTCATCTTGCTAAAGCACCTGTTCTAGTTTCACTTTTCTTATATAATTTATCAAGTTCAAAATGTAAATGGTTTATAGCTTTTTGTATATCTTGCTC